GGCAGTAGCAGCAGTAGCAAGTGATGTATTCAGTGTGGAAGTTAATGTAGTAGACGCAACAGGACGCGGAGTTGTGCTTCCGTAACCAAGAACCGGAGGAGAAGCGAAATCCAATGCAACGGAAGATTGCGCTGTAGCTGGGGAAATGTAGACATCCTCAAGTGTCCCCGCTGCCGCTTCTGCTGCTGTCGCTGCACGAATAGAAGCGTTCTGTGTTGTTGGTGTTCCTGTCACTCCAGGTGGATATCCTGCGTAACTTAAAGGGTTGCTAAATAGTCCCATGTGTCCTCCAGTTGAAAAAATTTCTTTACATTTAATGCATTATTATTTCCTTGCCTAGCTTTTTATTTATCAGACGCAAGTAACTTTATTAGACTATTAATTGAAGGGGTGTTAACATGAGTATATACAAGAGGTATAACATGCAGGTTAAACATTTAGTGCAGCACGGGAATAGCAAAGCCATCATCATTGAGAAATCGATGCTACAAGCGGCAGGGTTAGACGAGAATTGTCTTTTTCAAATCGTAGTAGATTCACATACAGGAGTAACGATTCAATCAGTGAAGCCAGTGAATAACAAGTTTGACGAAGCTAAGAAGTATGTATTTAAAGAATACGCGGAACTGTTTAAAAGCTTAGCAGACAAATGATCTTCTTAACGCTTGAAGAAGTGATTCAGCTACATGATGAATTGATTACAGCATACGGAGGCGTATATAGTATTCGAGACGCAGGGCTGCTTGTATCAGCGATAGAGACGCCAAAAGCTACGATGTTTGGAGAGTATCTTCACGCAACGATATTTGATAAAGCAGCAGCATACCTCTACCATATCATTTGTAATCGTGCTTTTGTAGATGGAAATAAGAGAACAGCAATAGCTACGATGCTTGTCTTTCTCAATCAGAATGGCTGTAAGATGAAATTCAATTCCATCGAGTTAGAGCACTTGGTTTGCAAGATAGCAGCTAAGCAGGGAAGTAAAGAGGAAATTAGCAACTTCATAAGGAGGCACCAATGAATGATATCGGCTTATACGCAACCATTATAGGCGCAGCGATTGCCACAATTGGATTCATGTATCAGATCGTAAGGGATTTGAAGAATGATTTACATGCGAGGATGGATAGACAAGACGCAAGAATAGATAATTTAGATTCACGAATGGATAGTTTAGGAAGAAGGCTAGATGGTCATGCACAGAGGATTGACCAAATGTATGGGATTATCCTGGAAATGCTGAAGGAGAGAAAGTAGGCGCTATGCATGTGGAGCAGAGTAAACATGAAAACAAATAAAGAAATAATAAAAGAATTAACAGATTATTTTATGAAACAACCCCAAGAGCTTGTTTGTAAAATGCTTGCAGGGACGCTTGTTGATTTAAATAGATTAAAAAATATTGACCAGTTAGAGGTAAACGAAAAACTAAGCGTGTTATTTAGATTGGAACATAACTTAGACCAATTACATGAATTTATTGAAAATGGTTCACGAAAAGATTTGAAAGTAGAGACTATAAATTTTGATGAATAGCTTAGAAAAATAAAGGTTATATAATGTTTGATTATATAAGTATATGTGTAGGATCTCTTATTAGTGGATTAATTGGAACATATATCATAATATGCCTAATGAAATCAAAAATTAATAGATTAATAAAAACCGAAATAGAAAGACAATTAGAAACTTTAAGTGAATGGACATTGAAAGATGATATATAAAGGATGAACCGGAAGTACTCATTAAGAGGAAATATTGAATGAGCTTAGACAAATCAATTGAGCATGGTAAAGAGCATCGAAAACCTTATCGAAGAGGTAAGGTAATTTATAGATGTTGCCGAAATCACGGTGGTTGTACAGCTTGCGAAAGCAATAGGATGCATAAAAACAGAAAGGAAGAAGAAAAGACAAACTATGATTATAGATTGTATCAGTGATCTCCATGGTGAATTTCCCGAACTAGAAGGTGGTGACTTGCTCATCATCGCAGGAGACTGCACTTCGAATGACAGCGTCGCAGCATGGAATTACTTCTTTGATATGGTAGAGCGACAAGATTACAAACACAAGGTGATGATAGCTGGCAATCATGACAATTCTTGCAAACAATGGGTTACAAGCGACGATTCCATCTATGATTTGATAGAGGATAAACCCTTCATATCATACTTATGCGATTCGGAGATAGAGATAGAAGGATTGAAGATATGGGGCTCTCCGTGGTCCAATTGGTTTCCCCAAGTGAATCCGCACTGCAAAGCATTCATGGCTACAGAGCAGGAGCTAGCAAAGAAATGGGCGATGATTCCCTCCGATACGGATATACTCGTGACGCATGGGCCTCCATTTGAAGTGCTAGATTGGGTTAGACGCTACGACACAGGAATGACCGACTATACAGGCTCGTTCTCGCTGAAGGATCATGTGATTCGCAGGGTAAAGCCGAAGATCCATGTGTTTGGTCACATTCATGAGCATGGAGGCCAGATAGTGAAAGATAGAGGGATTACGTTTGTGAATGCTAGTATCATGAATGAAAGGTATGAGCCAGTGAATAAGCCAGTAAGGATTATATTATGAATGTTACGTTATACAATAAGCTCTAGAAATAGCAGCTAAAGAAATCAAATTGGAGTTGTCAGATGCATTGTAAAATCTGCGGTGATTGGGAATGTGAAAAGATCAAAGATATACATCATCTAGTCGCTTATGCCACGGAAGAAGATGTAGATGGCTGCTTCCATTACCATGATCGAAACGGACGCTGGCAAGAATGGAAATGCTCAAAAGGCCATACATTTCGATGTGTTGCTTATAATCATTGCTGGTGTGGATGGACTTCGCAGTATCCAGAAAAGGTCGATGTGCAATTTAAGCCAATGAAAGAGATAAAAGGATGGAAGTTTAATAATGAAATAAAGATATGCAATGATGATCATATCGTAAAATTGATTGATAACAAAACAAAGAGGGAATGATGGATTTAGCAACATTCATAGCAATCTTTGCAGTAATCGCAACTAACTTAGGAACTGTGATTGCGCTTTACATTCAAGGGGATAGAAAGATGGAACTTCATCGAGAAGAAACCAATAAAATTATTCAAGGCATTCGTGATGACATGAAGCAATTCCAAGAAGAAATGAAGATTATCCATGGTAGAATGTGTACCCTTGAAGAAAGATATAGAAAAGAGAGTTAATTGAAATGGATAAAATTCCTGACTATCAACCTACATTTGAGGAAATAGCCAAGCAAATGAAAATAAACGCAGAAATCATTATGCAAATGATAACTAATCATGCCAACAAAGAAATCGAAAGAATTAAAAAAGAGCGGGAGAATTTAAAACCATTTAACAATTAAGGAGGCGTGTCGTGGATTGGATACAGTTCGCTATTATGTTAATAACGATGGCTGGGATGTTTGCATGGTTAAGAGCGGATACAGCTATAAATCGCTCTGAAGCAGCGGCTGATAGAAGGGATATTCTCACCTTAATAAGAGCTATTCATGATGAGATGAGGGATTTTCATGGTAGAATGTGCACATTAGAAGAACGTTATAGAAAGGAGAAATAACATGGACTGGATACAAACAATTACAATTATCGGGTCAATTTCAGCTATTGTGTTTTGGGCTGTAAATAAGCTAGATAGCGATATCAAAAGCTTGGGAAATAGGCTAGATGGTCATGCGCAGAGAATCGATCAGCTCTACAGGATGTTTATTGATTTGGTGAAGGAAAAGAAATAGCATGGATTGGTTAGTTTTTGTTGCTATTGTATCATCAATTATATGGGTGAATACTAAATTAAATGAAATAGATGCGCGAATTATCTTATTAGAAAAAGACATTGCAGTGTTAAAAACTGTATTAATTATGAAAAACATCATGCCTGCTGAATTGGTATATCATAAAGAGGAAGGAGGCAAATAATGGACTGGATGCAATTTGCTACGTTTATGATAGGTAATATCGTATTTACTTTAACGTTATGGCTTTGGAATCGCTCTGAATCACGCGCTGATAACAGAGAAATAATGAGTTTAATGAATGCTATCCATTGCGAAGTAAAAGACTTCCATGGCAGATTAGAGCGTCAAGATGCTGAGTTTAAAGGGCGAATGGAAAAACAAGATGCTGATTTTAAAGCACACTTGATGTATTGTCATAACAAAGCGCAATAGAAATAACATGTCACAAAGAGGAGGTAAATAATGGATTGGGGTATAATCGCTACAATTATCGGGGCTGCTCTTGCTGTGATTGGATTTAACTATCAAATCCTGCGTAATTTCAAATGCGATGTAAATCAGCACATTGATGAATTGGGTGTCAAAATCGATGCTACTAATAGAAGATTAGATGGTCACGCACAAAGGATCGATCAATTGTATGTAGCGTATAATCAAAAGTTTGATGCATACAATCAAAGGCTTGATGATATGTATAGTATAATTATAAAAATGCTGGATAAAAAATAGGAAACTATAATGGAACAAGTACTGTTATTAATATTAGGCAACGGAGCTTTAATCATTCCATTATTTCTATGGACAAGGGCGGAAGCGCGAGCTGATATTAGACATATGGATGCAAAGCTTGAATCAACTCGTGAACTTGTACGAGCTATTCATGATGAAATGAAAGATTTTCATGCAAGATTATGTGAAATTGAACAAAGGAAAAACAAATGATAGGCTTCTTTGCATGCTTTATTGGGACGTTTCTTTTCGGGTGGCTTTTTCTTTCTGATGGTTAATTAGCGCTTTTTCAAAGTCATCTTTTGAAATAACCTCTAGCTTTTCTGCCACTTCTGGATCAATTTCCCGAATCTCATTTGCGAATTGTTTAGCTACTTTAGTGGCAACGGTATAACCATTTTCATTCAAAGCATTAAACATCTTGCGAGATAGTTGCTGGAATCGAGGATTAAGAAGCATTTGTCGCGATATTTCCCTAGCTCCTTTTTCACCTATGAGTTTAAGTAACACTGGAAAATTGCCAGTTCCTATAGAACCAAGGATAGCTAGATTTTCACCCGCTCCAACTAAATCTGAAACTAAATTAGGTTGAACTCTTTCTGCAATTCGATAATATCTTCCATAGAGATCATTAATTAGATTGAATTCACGATTAAGAGCTGGTGAGATTTCCTGCAAAGCTTCACGGATTGGTTGCTTCAAAAGCGATAGCCGATTAGCAGAAGCGCCACCTGCTTGCGCTGCTCTCATTTCATGATTAAGATCACGCCAGAAATTCATAAGCGATTCCGAAGTGATAGGCTCCGAAATTAGATCAAGCAAATCCCGAGAAATAGTATCACGTAAACTAGCAGGCAGATCCCGCAATCTTTCATTGAATGAATCAAATAATCTTACTCCTCCTTGCTCACTCAGCGCTTCAGATGTTCCTCTTGCAAAGGTTTCATATGCTGCATCTAATTCTTGCTTAGTATTAGCTAGCGTTCTTTGTGTAGATCCTCGTCTTGGAATAAGCCGTGCTAACCATCGTTGCTTAAAATCAGATTGAATCAATGGAGTGATAGCTTCATCGGTTAATCCCATAGCTTTCGCAGCACGTATTATTTCTGCATTAGAGCCTGATTCTAGAAGCTTTTGTGTGATGTCTGGCCCTATGTACGCTGTTAACTCTGCCGCTGTCTGTGCCCATTCTGGTGCGCCTAATTCCTTAGCTCCTTCACCAAGGAAACCAGCCGCTATTGCGCGAGGTAAAGTAGCAAGATTAGTCCCAGGAAAAGCCAATGCAGTTGGAGCTTGCTGTAATCCTCTCCGAAGAGAAGCTTGCGCATATCCTTCGTCTGTAGGTAATAACTCATCTAAAGCAGCGGTTTGCTCTGCTAGCTGTTGTTGATTTGATTTTCCAAATTCTTCTTGTAATGGACCAAATGTGCGACCTAATCGAGTTATTCCTTCGATGCCACCCTTCAATGCTGTTTTGCCATACTCCTTTGCTCCTTCCCAAAAGGAATCAACGAAATCACTGATATCTTTGAAATAAGTATCCTCGTTTCCTCTCGGTGCTTTCTTCGCTACTTCGAAGTATCCTTCTTTGGTAGGAGGGATAGGGCGTTCAATTGCATCGAATATTGTTTTTTCCATTACAATCCTTCTCTAAATTCACGCGGGGTTTGATTAAATGCTCTGAATTCTTCAAGTGTAGGAATTTGGTAACCATCTTTTTCAGCTTCTTCTAAAGCTTTATCTCCATACTTATCTTGATATAGAGTGGCCATTGCAAGCGTTAAGGGCTTACCCTTCGGCACTTTCTTTCCCACTTGCTTCTTCAACTCTTTCATACCCTTTTCTTGTTGTTCTAATTCTTCAATCCGATATGCTGTTCTTTTAAAAATGACATCATTGATATGCTCTACATTGCGTCTTGCTCTTTTCTCTGCATCTTTACGAGTAAATCCAAACATCCTTTCATCTTCTTCTGCTACTCGATCATATTCGCGAAGATAAGCCTTATCCATAGCTTCTTCACCTTCAATCACTTCTTGTGCTGCTAAGTTAGCTTCTTTTGTCTTGCCGAGTTGAGCGAAAATGGAATTTAACCGCTGTTCAAACCATTTGTTTTGTCCTCTAGCACTTACACGAGTCATATTGCTAAGTAGGTTTTCTTTACTAGCTGTAGTTAGCTCAGTTCCGCGTACAGTTTGAAATGTATCAAGACCCAGCAAATCAGCTAAATGAGCAGTAGAGAATCTTCCAATATCGCCAGATTCTATTGCGCTTCTAGCTTGATCTAATGCCGCTTCTTTCTTCACCAATGAATCCCTTAACTCATTAGCTTTCTTGTCAGATTCTTTTGTATATTCCCCATGATATTTACGATCTTCAACAAAGCGCTTATGTTCAGTCTCTACCAAATCTTGCGCCTTTTTCTGTGCTGCTTCTTTCTGTTGTTGTAAACCTCGCCCAAGCGCTGGATCAATTGCAGTTACCTTTAAGATATCTTCATCTGAAATATTTGCAGGATCAAACTGTTGTGGGGTTTCACCTTTTGTTTTAGGTTCCGGAATTTCCTGCTCAACTACTTCAGCAGGCGAAGAAGCTTGTTGAGGATTAAATATCTTATCAAGATGAGCTAGCTTTTGTTGAAGAAGAGCTTCTTTCCCTTGTTGCGCTGCTACTGCTTTCTCTCTAGCTATATTCAAATTCTCTGCGCCTAAGTAGTTCTTTATCAGATCCTGCTTTGACTCAGGATGATACGTCTTTACTCCAGTGATAGCCTTCACCAAATCCTGAGCAGAAGGATTCTCGCCCAAATCATGTATAGCCTTCTGCAATGCGTTTTGATCCGCACGCTGCATGTATCCATGTGTAGCACCCCCCGCAAGATCTCTACCGAACTGCGCCCATGAATCATTCTGTGGAAGAATCTGTACCATTGTTACCCCGCAATTGCTGCACCCGCAGCGGTTCCTAATCCCTTCGCAGCTCCTTGTATTAGCCCAGATATAGCACCCTCTGTTCCTGGCTGGTAGAGATTCTCAAAGTTCTTCGTGCCAAGGGCTGTGTTCAACCCAGCTAGCTTGTTCTGTTGTTGTCCCTGTTGGGCTTGATACATCAACTGGGCTAATTTATCCTGCAAATCAGTACCTGCCTTCAACTGTGCTCTTTGTAGCCCTGATCCAAGTGCTTGATTATTTGCTATAAACTTTTCTTGAATCATCGGCAAGATGTTTTCTTGGAAGTTCTTCAATGCCGGCTTGGTAACTCCCGATTCAAAAGCTGCCTGATCGAAGTTGCCAAACAATTGACCGAAGGGACCTTCGCCGGAAGTGAGTCCTTCACTGATCAATTGCATTAGCTGTTCCTGCATTGGAGTCTGCGTCTTTAATTGCTTTGTCTTTGCTTTTTTCCCGAAGAGGATCTCTGATAATTTAGGCATGATTAAACCTTTGTATAGTAAATTGTTACGCTAAATGAATAGCCATTCCAAGGAGCGCCCGCTACGTTGAGGTTAACATTCGTAGGATCAATGTACACTCCGATGCTATTAGTCATCACCACAGGATCAAGGTATGGTAGAGGAAACCCAAACGTAGCTAAAGGAGTTGCATCCTGCGCAGAACCTTCTAGCTTTACAAGCGTGTTAAGATTAGTGATTCCATGAGGATAAGGAGTAATTGCAGTGCCCACAACTGTTCCGCTAATTGTCTTCTTCCAAATGGGTTTTCCATCTGTCCAAGTGAAAGAGGTCATGCGCTCACGTGAAAAGAAGCTCTCATCATCAATCGTAGCATTAACTGAATTAGCCACTTGTATATGTTGGCTTTGAAGCTGAAATTGGAATTGCTGCTTCTGATCTTCCGGCTTCCCTTCATACTTCTGCCAACTGAAATTCGGCTGTAGCTTCAATTGAAGATCCTCCCTGCTGCTTTCATGTATGGAACGATAGCATGGATACGCACTGGCTGATTCAATGTATCAGGTGTAAAATCATCTGGAGATTGATAGAATCGAATCGTATGCTCTTTTGCAACAGCTCCTACATAGATGCGCTTCCAAATCTTCGTCTGAGGTGTAGTAGGACTCATTCCATCGAAGGGTGAGAAAGTTAGCGTAGTTTCCTGATAGAAGCCAGCAGGATTTCCATCTGGTCCTTCATAAAGGGTATCGTCGCGATAAAACTGCACTCGAAGCTTTGTTTGTGCATTAGCGCTTACAAAGAGATCAAGGTATCCAAAGCGCACTAGCTCTCCACCTTCGATGAATGGATTGAAGTTCTTCGTGATGACATCGAACTGCACTGGCTGCTCCTCACCATCCACATCTACGTAGGTGTTTCCATTTCCAAGTGTGTAGACATTTCCGTAGCGATCTCCTCCTAAGTCAATCAAAGCACCAAGCGATTCAAAGAAGGTTGACCATGCGTAGTTAGCCTCTTCCCATGGAGTGAAGTTGTTGCCCCATGTATCGACAGATGTAACTGTGCCGAAGCCAAGGCAATTCAATGGAAAGGTGTAAACTGCGTAGGTATCATCCAGGTAATTGTATGCTAGCACATTATCGGAGCGTTGCACTGTACTGGAATCGTTCGCATCATTCTGTTTGAAGCAAAGCCATCCTTCTTTGAAGTCATCGAATCTTTCTCCGTAGCATTGTCCTATGCTAGTCTGCTGGATGGAAATGATGGGCGTATCGGAAAGAGCGCGGTTATCCAAAGTGAAATCAGGAAGAATCTCATCTGCGCGCTGGACGTTAACCCCATCGGAGGCAACGATTGCTGGCTTCCCTACTGAAGTGAGGTAGGAATCATAGTTAATCGCAGAGTAGTTTGTATCGCAGCGGAATATGTTATTGGTGCTGTCCCATCGAAACGGAGCAAATGCATCGCCTGTGTAACGGAAGATCCTCTCTGAATTAGCGAAACGCACAATCAAATCGGAGTTGATTAAACCAATTGCACGGATCGGTTCAGATGTAGGAGCTAGTAAAAACTCCGCATTGGTGAAATCAAGCGGATCGCCAGCTACTGACCAGTAGATGTTATTCTGTTCCTGTGAGCCATTCACTGTAGGAAGAATCAAAAGAAGCCTTTCGCGATAGATGAATACATGCAAGCAGCGGGAAATGTCGTAGGTAAAACTCCACGGCTTCGCAGTTAGATTTGTATCAAGGTAATGAAGGGTTGTACCATCATAGTAGCGAATGTTGTCTACATTGTTGGTGATGAATGCTTTGTAGGTGTAATTAGCTACGGAGAAGAAATTGGTATAGTCGCCAGTAAACACATCTCCATATGCAGAAGCTACGATGTTAAGGAAATCAGTATTAGCAGGAGCAGCATTGAAGGTAAGAGTAAAGTCGCCAGTAAAATAGTTAATGAAACCAGTAGCAGTGTTAGTGCCAGTTCCAGTAAGTAGATTGCTTCCATTATCAGTGATAGTAGATTGGACAACATGACTTGCATTGTAAAGCACCATTGAAATTGTGCCAGGTATGACCGGAGAACCATATGTTCCTGTGAAGGTTACAGCAAAACCGTCGAATGGAGGAGTTACCGTCGTAGCTTGTTCATGTATCTCATGCGGAACTTCCTCAATGCCGTTATCCACTCCTTGCAATGCAGCAGCGTAGCCATCTAGCGTAATGACGGTACCCATACGTCGCGTAGTAAATACGAGGATCTGCTGCGCTCCATTTGATTCGTAGTATGGCTTTATTCCCATGATATCAAGATCACTGCCAAGATCGCTAGCTAATGCATCGTAGGTAAACACCACCGCATTGTAGATATTTCCCCCGCCAGGAATTTCCGCAGGAGGCGTATTGAAGGTCAAAGAAACGGCGCCAGTTGTCAGGTTAACGGTGCCAGTTCCTCCTAAATCACTTACCAAATCCACTACATCCTGAGTGCCAGAATCGCCTGATGTATCGAATGTTTCCGCAGCGGTGCCCATGGAATTGATTGCTGCATAGGCATGAAATGTAGAAGTAGATGGAAGCGGAGATAAAGTACCTGTGAATACTGTATTTACTCCATCGATATCACCATCTAATTCAATCGTGACTTTGTAACTCATCGAAGCATAGAGATTCATACCTGGGATCTTCTCTAAAACGCCACGATATAGATGCGCATTCTTCAAGATCTGATACGCATCTCGCGGGATTAGCCAGGGCTCTAAAGCTTCATCGAATCCGACGCGGAAGTTGGAAATAGGAAAGCCTTGATACTCTCTCGTCATATGCCAATTGCCATCCAGTAGAAGCCTACATAGCTAGTTGTTCCTGTGTAGTTGTATGTAAACTGAGATGTAGTAATGCTTCCTGTGCGCGGACTTATGGTATTTGAAGTGCTAGTTCCTCCCCCTGGAGCAATCAATGTCATCTGAATATTGAAAACACTTGAAGCAAAAGGTGTATTGAAGGTTACTGTGCCACTTGTAGGTAAAGTTCCTCCCGGGGCTATAACTCCCCATTGCATAAGGACTCGCCCTAAGTATTGATACCCCAACGCAACAGCAGATCCTTCCGTCATCTTGCAAACAGTGGTACCATCCCAGAATCTAGCATTCGCTGATTCGACGTAATACATCCCATCAGTACCAGAAGGAAGCGCTGGCGCACCTCCCAGGTTAGGCATCGATGCTTGAAGGTGATACATGTCAGAGCCAGTTCCACCTGCATTGAAGTTATGCTCTTCTCCAAGTGCTGTTTGCAGGAATTGAAAGTTCGCCTCAATGATTGGCTGCGTAGTTGAAATTCGCTGCGTTGCTTGCGGTACGTTTTGTGTGTATGCCATTGTTCCTCCTAAAATGCTGGAACGGAGCGTTGATAAAGAAGCTCTTCAAAAGTGTCTTGCATCGATACATCCTTGTAGCGATTGTATTGCGTCATCGTCTGGTCATACTGATCCATTTGGTTGAAGTCAGCGAAGATCTCCAACGACGCAGCATAGGCAATGAGCGGTCCCATATCCGTGCGAAATGGAACATCATCGGCATTCACCAACGCAGGAGGAATTTGTATCCCTTGCATCTTGATGAGATACACCTGATCAGGAACTGGACGCAGGACAAAAACCTTTGTGTTATTCCTAACCGATTCGGTAGAGTTCGCAAGTGGAGCAGATTGGAAGTAGAGAATCCCCTGTGGCCGATTCGCCATGTAAGTCTGAGATGTAGCAGTGATTGTGGCATTTGCAGCAGGTGGCGTTGCAAATGTAAGGTTTACCGCGCCAGTAGCGTAATCGATAGTGCCAGTAGCAGGAGCCACAAACCCTCCGGCTCCATCATCCACTGCGACTTGAGTGCCGTCTGTGACATATAAACTCCCTGGTATGATTGGAAATGCCGGAATATTAAATGGGAAATTCGTAGTGGTCCCATCGCCAGTAGCAACTGCTGCTTTATTCTCTTGCTGCGGGTAATCCTGATAGAACAAATCAGGCGATTGGTACCATTCAATTGGCCAGCCATCTGCCCAGACTTGAGGATTCAGCGTTTGGAATTCCGTCGTAGGACCCGCATACTGATCTACGTTTGGCTGTGTGAAGAACTGATAGTACGTATATCCCCATGAAATTTTTAGTTCCTTGGGGATAACGAATTGGTAGACCTTGTTGATATAGTCATCTAACGTAGAATCCGACATCATTGAAGCATCAGGTCTTCCTGTAGTGGCTCTTACCTTTGATCTGATATCAGCAAGTGTCCAGTTTGCCATTACGCAGCCCTCTCACATACGAAGTGGGTTTTGTATCCAGCAACGTAGATTTCTGGCACACCATTACCATTCTTGCGATACTTCTCGATGTTTTCTCTGCATCGCTCTAAGTTACGAATCACCTCAATCGGTAGCGTATAAGTCTGGCCATCCACGAGTTTATACTGCTTGAATGGGTGTGTTCCGCTCGCGTAATGAAACTCCAACACATGCCCAGGATCACGCTGGTTACGAAAGATAACCTTCTCCATATGAGGCATAGTAGTAGCAATTACTACTTGATCTTCTTGCAACTCTTCACGAATCTGCTCAATTGATTCATCTGCTGGCCCTGAGAGATGCTGCTCTTGCAACTTCTCTACCGGAATCTTCTTTTCTTTCTTAAATACCATTTAATCACCTATTGATTGTTGTACATCAAGCCAGGGGGATTTCCCGCAGTGGCTGGATATGAAATAATGTTGATTTGACCGCCTGCTACGTATGGCGAATAGCCCCGTGTATCAACGGGATGAAATGCTAGGTCGTACAATTGGAAGGTCTTTGCATTTGTATCGAGATTGGCAATAACGAATCGCTGGTCATTGATTTCATGCATTCCTTGTACTTTGCTAATCGTCACGGTTTGACCTAAAGCTACCGAAAATGACACACTATTAGTCACTGCTTCTAGTGTCACAACACCTGGCATGTCTTGTGAGATGTTTGTGATATTGTATATTGTCCCTAACGGGAACCCAATCGGCGCAGTCATTTTCCCTCATGTAAAGCGGCTTTACATTTGCCGCGGTAAAAGCGCGAGGTTTCCCCCGCGCCTAGGATTAGTAGCCAGTTGGTGTTTCTAAGAATGCTTCCCAATAGAGAACGTCATTGTTAGATCCCACGACGCCAGTTCCTAGCGTCACTCCTTCGTAGCCAATGTCATACTGATTTCCTGCTGGATTGCCTTGCACTAGCACTTGGCCAGTCACAGGATCAAGCGTTGGAGCAGTAGGAGGATACGAAATCACATCCATTTGGCCGCCAGATACATATGTACCAAAGCTAGTTGTGTCTACAGCATTACCAAATGTGTCGTAGAGATTGAATGTGGTACCTGAAAGGCCAGCCACTACGAAGCGGTTGGTATTCAAGTTCTTCATTCCATTGACACCTGAAATTGTGAATGTCATTCCATTTGCAAGAGCCATCGAATTAGTTGGCTGTGCAGAGGAAACAGTCACGACGCCAGGATTGGCATTGGTGATACCTGTAATTGTGTAGATAGTGTTGTACCAATCACCACCCAATGTAACAGGAGTAATACCGTTGGAGCTTAAAAGACTCACAACAGGAGCGCCTGCTGTATATGTAGTGATGAACGCTTTCGCGCTAGCAATCACACCATTGATCCATTCAGAAAACCCTACGCCTGATTGCGCAGCAGTCTTTGTATAGTTGGTAATAGTGAAGCGATCCGGAACAAAGCCAAGCGCTAAGTTAACCGCAGCTCCCGTACTATGAATGATACCGTTTCTATATTGTGCCATCTTTTCCTCCTTATAGGTTTTGTGTAGACAACAGACGAGTGATCCAGTTGTCATTAAGGAGGCGAGTTGCAAATGGGTACTTGTAACCTACAGAGCCTCTTTGGTTTAATGGATCGCTAGTACCAGAAGAGCCGAGCGGCTTCACGATGAATTCAGCTTCTTTGCTTCCTAGTTTCACAACGCCATAAGCTTCTTGACCGAGGATGATGTTGTTGTAGATAGGAATCGCATCAGAAGTGGCGTAACCATTCGTGCTTAAGAGCCAGCGAACGTTATTTGTAGATCCCCATTCTGCTTCTAATGCATCCATTGGGTTTGGATAGTTAGCAACTGATAAGAAGTCAGCGCAAGCTTCCAAATCGTTCTGAATGTTTACATCCATGAATCCCCAGTAGGAGCTTCTAACAGGAGATGTCGCAAAGCGGTTTTCCCCTGGGATTGGCTTTGTCATAAGGCGAGCATTTCCTAAACGAAGAGCACGCACCGCAGTCTTAATATCCGCAGTAGTCACTTCTGTAGGAGTGTTACCATTTGTACCGTTAGAGCACAGAATGGAGCTAGCTGTCGCAACCATCATGTTTCTGATCAATGTATCGATGGTTAATCCCAATTGAAGAGAAAGCACACGTGTGGCTTCATTTAACACGCGGTCTTGTACAGTGAACTGCACCTGATCGGTAATAACAACGAAGTTACCGTACCATTTGATCTGCGTAGCAAAGTCTGTAACGGAGAGTGCATCTCCTGGAGGAGTTGTACCATCCATAATTGGAACAGTTGCAGCAGTTAAAGTACTGTAGCGTCTGAAAATCATCTGATCGCCAGAGTTCAACGGAATCGTGCGCTTCTGGGCGAACATATCGTAGATGTAGTATGGACGAGCTAGCGTAAGCAATAGCCTGTCAAAGTAGGTTCGCACCTCTGGAGGAACCTGTGCAGTAGTTGTAATTGGCATAATATCAACCTTTTACGGTTAGACATTCGCCAGATTCTTCGATGCTATTTTCATGAAATCATCGTCCGACATCGAAGCGTAATAATCCGCGGAACTGAGTTGCCCTTGTCCTCCAATGCTGGAAAGAGTCTGTGGCTTTTGCATGTTAGACATCACACGTTGGGCGTTTCCATTCGGAGGTGTCGCGACCTGATGCGATGCTTTTGCGTTCAATTCGGCAAGAAGATATGCTGCTTCGTAGGGATTACTTGCTTTTTGAATCATCTCGGCAAATATCGGGTTCTTGTTTGTTAACTGTGGAACGTGCTGGCTAACTACATTGTTCCAATCTTGGTACTTGGATTGCGCTTGGATAGAAGCTAGTTGGTCGCGCATCTCATCTCGGATACGCTGATTTTCTTGATGTAATGCATCAAATGCTTTCCTTACGTCTTGTCCATCATCCCAATCGAATGAATCAAAAGCAGGTTTCGCAGGCTCTTCTTTCGCAGGTTGTCTTGAATACGCTTCTGCCTGTCCCTTCCAATAATTCATCTCTTCTTTAAACTTAGCCACTTCAGCACGTAGCGCCCGAAAGTTCTGCTGTTGCGCTGTCTCTTCGGGTTGACCGGCGACGTCTTGCATTGCGCCCGTATCAAGTGGATCACCGACGCTTTGATCCGTATTTACGTCCATGTACGAGTTGTAGTTTTGTAAGCTAGATTCAGGAAACAACTCACTCCCTGGTCTAGACATATCTAATTCATCCATTCTGTTTCCTTTGATCTCGACGACAGATCGGGTTCACGTCCGTTTAAGAAAAAACTTGTCAATTGGAGCAAATTTTTTCGGAAACCTTACGCCAAGAGAATCGATTGCGACTTCTTAGCTGCATTTTCAAGTGTAGGCACATAATCCTTGCTGCTCTTCGACATTTCCGCTTCGGAGATTGGAACATCGAATGGCAGGCACAAATCCGGCTCTACTTCAAGTCTTTGATCCGCATGGGACCATTTAAACACCAGAACACCAACCATAGCGCGAGGTGGCCGCTTTGCAATCACTTCCCATCCTGCTACTACAGCATTTGGCTGCTTCACATGAGGCTTCGCTGCATAGAGCACCCAAAAGTCCCTACCCATCTTTTTAGCGTAGAGATCTGCTAATCGCTGAGCATCTGCCCAACAATCGCTTGCCATTGGTTCCCGTGTTTCGCCCATCTCCTGCATTCCGGAGTGGCGCTTCTGGCCTATTAACGTCGTTTCCATTTATTCCTTTCATATTTCGGTGTGAATCGGCGCCCCTAGTAAGCCTATCAAATACCTATTCACATGGGTTCATTGTTTCGGGGGTAGCCTATATCCCATTCGATATCTTATGCCCATGGATACTCTCTGAATTGTGCATGCGCTTTACGGAACTCCATTTCTGTCCCGCGCTTTCCAGCAAGACCATAAGCTTCATCCATAGCTTCAACCTTCATATCAAAAACACCAGCCTGCCAATCTTCCGCAACCGACTTAGGTGTAGTCTCGCTCTGATGACTTACCATCGGCTCACGTGTATTGTAGTGCTCCATGCTTTCGAATCCGGCTTGATGACCTGAAGGATTCTCTTTCATAAAATGCTCCTATTTGTTAGATTCATATGTGCCAGGTCTCCGTTGGGTTACGGTTTTTGACTTGGCTTTTTTAATTTCCTCTTAATTGCCAGAGGAGTATTCGCATGATCAGCTTTCTTCATCTGACTGCGAGCTTTTTCCAACGCGGTTTTCTTCTTCATCCGTAGCCTCTTCCTTCCGTTCCGTATTTTGCGCTTGGAAGCAAAGTATTCTGCAACTCCCGCGGATTCTCATACACTGCTTTTCCTGGCGTAACTCCCTGCCATTCTTCCCAGTAGCGATGCTGGGCTTCTTCAGCCTGCAATGCTTTTTGTATTTCTGTTTGCGAGGAGATTTTTGATCCATGCTTCATTTGTGATGATTGGCTTAATTCGTATGCGTTTCCATTCATCTGCTGTTTCGCCCATTCTCCCGGAAGTGGATGGAATTTCGGATTGTAGCTGTTGCTCTGTCCCGGTTGAGGCTTCAATGTGTTTAACGGAGCATTCCCCTTCATTGCTTCTTTCTTCCATATGTATAATTCTCTTCGACTCGAACTTCACCATTCAAAAACGACCAGATCTCACCATTGTTAAGGAACACAACCCACTCATTATCAAAATCCATGCCCCTATCAATAAGGAAATTAGCATATCCCTTTCCCTTCGGAGTAATCATCGGAATAGGAGGGTTTAACTGAATCAGAATGATGCTTCTCCAAGTGGTGCACTTCCATCGTTGTGTCCATGTTCATATCGATATGTATCTTCATGCTGCTTTCTTTCATTGCTCTGCATGAACTGTAAATCACTCATCGTAGGACCATTAGATCCTTGCTTCAATGCAGCAATAGGACCTGGCAATCGCGTCTTCATCTTTTCCCCTACAGTGCTCATGTATCCTCCTTCTCCCTGAAACATGCTAGCTGTCATGGAGTCCCCGAGAATTGAATCCCATCTGTATGGTCAATCATCTGCCCATCTACCTGCATAAACTTGCGATAGCTTCTCTTGTTATTCATCTGATGCTCTAAATACTCACGCGAATGAGGCTGCATCCCTACGACATCCAGTTGCGATGCCCAGCTTGGCTCAAACTCTTCTAGCTGATATGAATCGAATGGTCCCATCTCTACCTCTTGTAATGATCTTCCAAATGCTTTAAACGCATCTGTTTAGCTTCTTTATGTCTCCCCATCTCCGCATCTAGCGCTTCTTTCATTGGCCCACCACATTGCGCATTTGCGTGTACTAATCTCACAATTCCCGCGGGATTTTCATCTGCAGTCTGCACGTAATGTTGCAAGTCTTTACCCTGCAATCGTCGATCATCCTGACCCGCGCCGACTTGTCCCCATCCATCATTGTTCATTTCACACCATTCATGATTTCATCCACGGTAGTATGTCTCCATCGAAGCACAGGTTCCCCTTTGTACTTCCTTCCATCCCATTTGTAGCCGTTCCACCAACCGCTAACTACTTTGTTCCCTAAGTCTAACAAACACAACTCGTAATGCTTCTTTAATCTCGGCTTCTTCAGCTCCGCATCATTCCATTTCATTCCGTCACCGCAGGTTGTGGCACTACCGTTTCCGCTGCCGCCAACCGATTCTCCTCTTCAATCCCACGCACCATATTAAGCAGCTTCTCAGCGTTATCCATCTCCACTGCTTCTATCTCTTTCATGGCTTTGATATCATTCAATACGCTTCTCGATCTTTCTTCCTGTGCAGCAGCTAGCCTTTCCTCCGACAACGCGGCATCATACTTGATCTTACTAAGCCGCTCTTGACCAAGTGATATGTCACTGAATGCTTTTGCTTTGAGCAATTCATTGACTTGCTGCTTATCCTCAATCTCTTGCTGCTGTGCTGCTTGTTGCGTTTCGTGTTGTTGACGCACCAATTCCATTCCCTTCTTGCTAATCGGATATGGAGAAAGCTCCCAAAGAAGCTCATCTGGCACCTGAACTCCACCCATCTTCATTGTGTATGCCTGCATAAACGCAGTCTGTTTCTGGTAGTCAGTCATCGGAATCGAAGTGAAGTCAATGTCGTATTCCAAGAAAGTACCATTGTAGAATTCCGGCGTCGGTTCTTGCTTGATCAGCCGCTCTACCTTTTCAGGCGTGAACTTCTGAATCATCTTCAACACCTTCTTGCTTAGCAAGTAATCAGCTTCTTTAAAGTTCTCAATGATAGGGCCTAGCTGCATTGCCCCCATGGATTCTTTCATCTTAAACAACATCGCACTCATGCGGTCCGTTTGATCAGCAGCCAGCAATCCCAGATCCACAAAGTCCTTGATGTCAGCATCGAAGGATTCCTGCAATTGAAAGAGACTCTCCGGAATTGAAGGGGGATCAATCCGCTGCGCATCTTCCAACTCAAAGCCAGGATTGAAGAAGATGACCTTCCCTTGTCCTGTCTGAAATAAAGCCTTCGGATTCGATACCGCATTGGATTTTGCTTTCCATCCAGAGCCAATCTGTGAATCGACGATATCTAACAGCTTGGATTTACGCATGTTATATTCTTCCTGCGAATCACGAAGCAGCCTCTGAAGCCCTTGTATCTTCCATTGAAAGAGATCATATGATGGGTCAAACACGCAGTAATACGGAACAAAAGGATACTCCCCAATTCCCCACGGATCTTCACCGCTGTAAAGCAAGCGATTCTCTACGATGATGTTATACTCAACTGTTCTGTAGTAACCTTCAATCACCGCAAGATTCGGGAACATCTGCTCCATCATTTCCAATCGCGCGCGATTTCCCTTCCATGGCTTCTGCGCTCCTGTGTTTTTATCCACTAAGAGCCAGCCCTTTTTGTATCGCTGCTTCCAATATTCGTTATACGCAAGAAGCTCCTGCAATCCCCATTGCCGCGCGTATGGTTCGTAGGTGAATTTCTCGTCGCGGTTACCATACCCCATCGCATCGACTTCTCTTTCGCAGCCAGGAACCAATGATTTGATGACATCCTTGCTAAGGTACTTACGCCTAGCAACAAAGGTACAGTCCTCCAAATCCATACGAGTACTGAATGGGTCCCAGATCACGTCATTCCAGTTATCCAAATGAAATTTCACTTGGCCATTCACATAATCATGCCGGTAATCAATCCATGGAGAAAGCCAAGCAACACCTGAGACTAAACTGTTATGCTTTGCACGATTCTGCGCTTTGTAACCATTCGGAGCCATCTGTGTATGAAGCAGTTCCGTCAATTGTTCCGCCGTTTGAGGATTCGAATTTTCCCGGCTCACAACCATAGGCTGCATTTGAGTTGCGCTTAGATATCCCGAAACCATATTGATGGTCTTGCGCGACTTATTGAATGTGAAGCTGTTACGTCTTTCTTCGTTAAGGTATTTGAGCTGCTCTAAGCTCCATTGATTGCCTAAATAGAAGCCTACATCACGATACGCTTCAGCATAATAGGTATTTAACAACATGTAAGCACGGTTATAGTCCTGCGTGAAATCAGAAACTATGTCGTAGTCTGTTGGCATTCAATTCCCTGATATGGTCTGATAATAAAATCAGTTAATTAATGCGCAGTTAAATGTTTTTTGAAATTTATAGCAAGAAAAATTGCAGCGGGAATTACTTTTTGACAAGTTAAGTGAAAAAAAGCTAGCATCACGGAAAATAAAAAAAGCCCACTTGTTGTGAGACAAGTGAGCCAAGTGTTTATCACGTAAGAAGTAAACAAACACACAGATGTATAGCCATCTTACTTCTTATGGAGATTTAAACGCAAGTAACAAAATCTCACATAGGAGTAAAAATGACAGACGAAGCTACAATTCAAGAAGATCACGACGAACAAAATCCATTCAGTGTCATCCCAAATGCGCTACTTCGCGATGAATCCATATCGCCGGAATGTAGGTGGTTGATTAGCTACCTCTTATCAAACGCAAAAGGCTGGACAATCAAAGTCGCACAGATTATCAGACACGTCGCTCCCCACATGGGAAGAAACAAAGTTTACAAGGTAATTAACGAAGCTTTGGAATCGGGATACATGCGCAGGGAAAACTACCTTGTAAATAACTTAAAAAGAACACGTTACTATATAGCAAGCACCCCTCGTTTTAAAAAGTATTCTCGGAGTCCCAATAATCATACTCCCGATAGCGAACACGGTAAAGAAACAACAAAAGAAGAAATATCAAATGTTATTGTTTCTGTCACTCCGCCGCCTGAAGCGGCTCCGCCTGTCCCCTCGGCTGCGCCTCCGGTTGAAAAAAAAATAGAAAAAAATCATACAAATGGAACAAAATTCTTGGTGGACAAAAGCGACTTACGCACAATGGCCAAAAACAATAGACTCGACTGGACACAAGATGAAATTGATCGCCTCTTCACAACCGTGGAAAAATACCCAAAGCCTATTAGCAATCTCTTCCGCTTTTGCTCTGGAACCGTAAACAACTGGCGCATAAGAACAATCACCAATGAATTTAAGGCAAAATCATGCAAGACCAAGCAGGACATCCTGAGTCGTCAAAAGAGTCTAAACCTCAAAAGATACACTCCACCTCCTCCAACCCCAATTGGGAACAACATTTCCGAAACCAAGCCAGACAATTCAAACTCAGACACTTCGGAGCTCGTTTCGTTGAAGCAGATGTTGGATCAAGCAAATTTCTACCCGAGGTATGCACCAAGATTTCCAAATTCATGATGCAACCGAAGAATTTTCTAATCTACCATGGAAGTCCTGGCATTGGAAAAACGTACCTTTGCGCAGCAATTACCAGTTGGGCATTGGCGAATTTCTCCTCGTATCGATTTTACCGCGAAGAAGGCCTATTGCAGCTCCTTAGAGAGCGTATCTCACAAAAGAAGGGGGATTACACCAAGGAGCTAGAAAACCTCATAGACGACGATTTAATCGTGTTAGACGACGTGGGTAGCGGAATTGACATTAGACACTTGCAACGAAACATAGAATGGCGCAGTGAAGTATTCTATTCATTCGTAGATTATAGGTATCGACATTGCAAACCAACTATTATCACTAGTAACTTTTCTTATGAAGATTTCAAGCAAATTTATTCGCAACGTACTATTAGTAGGTTATTTGCAGCTGAAAATATTATAATCGATGCGATTGGTGGTGTTGACAAAAGAAGCATGGGTGTTTAAGATGAAATGCAAAAGGAGCTCTTTCAATGAATAACGCAGAACTAATACAAATGCTCTTTGCTAAACTTTCCACCCCCATGTATTCTTCATCCAATCATACTGATAATCATTCACACCAGACTCAGGAAGAAACGAAGATTCTGTTAATGCCAACATGCGAAACGCATCAGCCCCGTGCGACGTGTAATCGTGAAACGGTTTATCTCCATAAACCCGAAACTTCTCATTGTACTGCTTCCGGTAGTTCTCCAAACACTTCACGCCCTGTTCGCACTTCTTATCATCCAACCAACACCTTGGTAGAATCATTCGAACAGCTTCTATTCCAGATTCAATGGACAATCGCGGAGCAACGCGGAAGTGCAAGCCAAGCTGGCGAGCTGCTTCGAGCCTTGTTTTCCCTGACGTTAGTTCCCGAGCTTGAATGTCATGTGGCGCAACATGAAGGTCGTACACACATCCAGTTTCGCGACGGAAATCATCCAGAATGCGTGCATAGTGAGCTAATCCTTCACCTGAATTTTCATAGTAATTGATTAGATGGATTTCTTTGGCAACAAATTGAGCAAACCAGATAGCAGTACTATCGCCAATACCGAGGTCCCAATAAGTCCGAACAGGAACAGAAGGGTCATATGGTACAGAGCAGATTTGCCCTTTCTTACGAAGCTGTTCCATTTGCCTACCATAATAGCTTCCTTCTTGTCCTCTGTTAAAGTTGCAATAAAATTCCTGCTGGATCATATCTTCCGGCATTCCCTTTCTTCTCTCGGATTCGATCTGTTCCTCCGAAAGAACACCACTGTCTCGCACCGTTACAACCTGAAAAAACCATTCATCCGGATTGCGTCTAGCAATCTCTGCCAGCTCCCAACCATGATTCTTTCCCCGAGGAGTATAGATGAATGCACACCAGCCACCATTAGCTGCGAGAATCGGCTTGATGAAATCGTAAGCCATAGGGTCCATCAAAGACCACTCGCTAAAAACAACACCGCGAGGATTCGTCCCCATAATTGCGTCATAGGAATCGGCGCCAATCAACTGAATCAGACTGTGACCTTTAGCACCATTGATCCATATCTTCATTTCCGTATTGTTCGGGTTTCCATCGATGATTTGCTTCGGAATGAAGTCTAGCATCTTCTTCCCATCGTTGGTCATCCCATCCCATATGACGCGCTTGGCTTGAGCGAAGCTAGGCAGGAAGTAGTAGTACGTCCCAGGCTCCAGATACGCCCTTTTGATCATGTAATTCCACATGGTCGTATCCTTCCCGCCCCGTCGATGCATGACCCAACAAGCGTTGCGTATGCCGTTATCCAAAGCTTCTAGAATCGGCTCCTGATAAGAGCGAGGCGAATACCCATATGGAAGTGTTAATTGCATTGAATGCCCTTTTTAAGGAGCATGATATGACTTGCAAAGATATAACTAGCTAGCCCACAAATCTTCAATCGTTAAATGCCCGGAATCGAGCATAGTCTTTTGCGACTCAGTTATGTATTTACAATCGATACGTTGAATCAATTCCTTGATACATTCGATGTTGCTCTTTATGAAGCGTGTAAGAATAAAAAGCTGCTGAAGACCCGAAATCATATAGCCTTCATCCGTGTCTTTCAAATAAGCTTCTTCACCTGTTTGAAGAATCAATTTAATCATTGATCTGAATTCATCAGCGAATTCAACATACTCTTCCTGAGAAGAGAAGCTACCTAGTAAGTATTGAAGTTTCTCGGTACTTATAACGGTGTATTTTTTTTCTTCAAACATAGCTTCCTTTGAAAAGAGAGCGGCTATATCTTCACGCGAAGTTGCCATGAAAAACCGGTGAAGCGCTTTCGGCCACTCTGTGTTACTTTTTCTTCAGTTTACGACGCCAGTACTCTGCTGTTGCGATTCTTGGCTTCTTCTTATTCTTCATCGTTTCAATCCAAATATGCTTCCACAGTGTATATCCGAATCAAAGAAATATATGCTAGAAAAATTTATCCTTTATGCATCTTCTTTAAAGTCTCAGCCAAACGAGCCCTTTTCCCTTCCTTGCCGCTCTTCTTCTCTGCTTCTTTTAGCTTCTTTTCGGGAATTTTCTTCCCCTCCGGCACTCCCAATTCCTTGTGCAGCGCTCCTGGCTTCTTTATCGCCTTTTGAATCCACTTCTCTGCCATTGTCAATCTCCCTTTGTAAATACCAAATCGCCTTCTTCAAATCCTGAGCTTTGTTACCCTTCTTATCCGAACGCAAAATGTACTTAATAGCATTTCCAAGCATGAAGTTCAAATCAAAAGCTTCTATAACCTCAATCACTTCCAGCTTTTTTGATTGATAGTGATCTGGGTGATCTACTGCTTCTTTCAACTCTTCCTCAACTTTTGAAAAGTAAACCTTTATTTGCTCCAAATATTTCGCATAATCATTCGCATACTGCGCTTCTCTTTCACACATAATACACATTCCATTCCCCTTAATTGCTGCTATTTTTCCTACGTAGACTAATCCTTCGTGCATTCTAATTCCCGATATCTTCTGAACTTCATCGTTTTACCTGAATTAATAGACGGCCCATTGGCAAAAAGCTGCATAAATCTTATCCAACTTAGCATTTCCTTTAAACTCTGCGAAATTCGGGAACGCAGGTCTTTCCTGTGCTTCTTTATTTTCTGATCTCTCGTAAGCTTTTTTCTTCTCAAACCACCCATACATTTCCTCATAAACTTGCATTAACTGCTCGTATTCATGCCATTTTTTACCATCGCGCTTATATTTCCTTTCCACTTGCTTTTGATATCTAGCACGCAATTCTTTAGGACTAGAATAACAATGAAGTAAAGCCTTATTGAATCTTTGAATGACTTTGGGCGGTATGTTAGTTGTGGTAATCATCAATGACTTCTTTAAACAATCTTACGTATTCTTCATAAACCTGTTCTGTTACATCCTCATAATCCTTTGAATAGTAACATTCGCAATTCCCATCATTTTCAATTACATAGTTATACCCTTGCGCATTTTTCATTACCACCATGTGAGGAAATGGATTATTAGGGTGACAGATACCAGGATACTTAATAGAAAATTTCCCTGGAGATTCGAAATACTTCTTTTGCTTATTATCAACTGCTGCGTAATAAAGTCCCATTATTTCCTCTTACATAATTCCTGCATATAAGCATTTACTTCTTCTGGAAACCAATAGTAATCATATTTCGCAATAGCTCGCCAATCGCTTTCAATTGGATCCCATTGCCCCTCTAATCCATAACAGCTACAATGTGATGCGTTCACTTCATAAAGTTGGCCTTGATGCTCGTAAATCACCCATGCCCGGCCTTCATAACCTTCGTTATCATACATAGCTAAATGAATGGTACTTTCGTCTAAATGAGAGACAATGCTAGGATCTTGAAATGCATCTGCAATATCTTGAATCGAATTAAACTCACCGAAATACATCATTTCACCTGAATAAAAGGGGTTGCACCACTCGTTACACTCGGAAGCTTCCCGTCCCACTTCTGCACTGCCTGCCATTGTATGAGCTGCTCCGTGACAGAATTAGCCAGCACCGAATTAGCCTTCGCTTCTGCCTCTGCCTGAAGCAAAGCACACTTCGCTGCGCCCTCTGCCTTTGCTACTTGCTTCTTCGCCTCAGCTTCTGCTTCTCGTAGCTCATTCTCCCTCTGCTGCGCTCTTTGCATCGCTTCTATCTTCGCATTCAATGCAGCTATGACATTATCCGGGAAATGAAAACGGCCTATCAAGTAAATCCTGCTAAGCTCAATCCCTATCGGAGAAAGATCGCTCCTCACGTGAGATTCCAAATCATCGAAGAAAGCCTCTTTGCCGGAATACAAGTCTTCTATTCTAGTTCTCGAAGCAGACTTGTTAATAGCATCCCGTATGTAATTCCTAATAAAAACATTAGTGATTTCATCCATTCCCCTTCGATACCTTTGGAAAATAGTAGGTATGCACTCAGGCTTAAGGTGATAAGTGATCCCGATATCCGCATGAACGGCCATGCCTTCGCAGGTTTGAAAGTTGAATCCATGTGAACCCTCCCAGGTGTCATTTTGTTCAAAGATAGGAAACTGATACACGCTTTTCCACGGAGCAATCCAATGCATCCCTACGTGTAACTCTTTCGCTTCTACTCCTTTGTTGTCGCCAAGCAAATCAACTACTACTCCAACATAGCCTGGCGAGATCATCTTGAAGCAGAGGGACCATGCAATGAAGAGGATTGTCAGTGTGGTTAATAGGAGCAAGTGTTCTTGTTTCATGTCGCCTCCGGCGGAAATAACCAAATTATAGCAAAACAGTAGCCTAAAAACAGGGCCAACAACATAAATATTGTCATCAAAATCCCTTCCCAGCGATTAATTTGCAGCATTGTTCTCCTCTCTGTACTCAATTGATTCAACTAAGCTAGCCCGCAATATGAAATGTGTCCCGATTTTTATCCAATCTGACATCCAATGACCGAATTGCTTCAGTAAATTCTCGAAGCCAGGATAATCCATTGCTACATCAACCCAATTCCCATTGGAAAGTCTCACAATTACCTTTGACATATCATCTCCTATTTGATATTCTCTCCGAAAAATGCCGAAACAACTGAATATAAGCAAGAAAATGAATGAAATGATGCGAAAAATTGTGATAAACGCAAGCTACGGCGGATTCGACCTTTCCCCTGCAGCAGTAGAGCTGCTAAAGTCCCTTGCAGATGAAGAAATCTGTAACGAAGAAGACATTTCCTACTATTATGCTACAAACACCTTCCGAAGAGACGACCCAGCATTGGTGCAAGTGGTTGAGCTGCTAGGCCCTAACGCTTCTTTATGCCCTGGAGATCTAAAGGTAGTGGAGGTACCAGCTGATGTGCAGTGGATCATACAAGAGTGTGATGGCGCTGAATGGATAGCAGAGACACATAGGACTTGGCGCTAGCTATTTCCTTCGTGCGCGGGGCTCATCCCATCGCATCTTTCCATCATTCGGTGCCTGCCATTGATTCACTAGCTTCTTGTATTCTGCTCCGTTAGTACATTCACTGCTCCGCACCTTCTTATTGCATTGCTTCTTCCACCACTTCATCATACCAGCTTTGTCTCCGATGCAAGTAGTGCTTATGTATGGCTTCTTGTATGACCTACTCATCTAATCCATCTCCAAGAAATTGATCCCATTCAGCAATCTCTACATTCCTTTCTTCATCTTGCGCTGCTTCTTTAAGCTCTTCAACGATAGGCTCATCCAAAGCTTCCTGGATCGCAGCAAGTAGCTTATCCGTTTCTTGCATTGCGCATCGAAATGTGTTTTCTTTGTAAGGGTAAATCTCCCAATAAGGAATTATACTATCCAATTCCTCATAGCAGCCCAAATGAGAATAGCAATCAAGATACACAGAGATCCTTTCCTTCTCATTCTTCTTCACAAGGAATCGTACCACAGCCCCAGCAAATGGAGGTACTATCCGCACTTCCCAGTGTGCAGGAAATCGCAGGCATGGGATCTCTTCTCGCCACTTATCCCATTCCATCTTTCTTTCAAGAATAAAAGATATGTGCATAGCATCTAGCACTTCCACGGCTTTATATGCTTCTTGCATTCTATTTAGTCTCTTTTCATAGTCTGATAAATCCATTTACCCTCAATTGATATGCAATCCTTCTACTTTTCCCAAAGAAAGCCGCTCTTCACGCTCTGCTTCTTTAGTCTGATAATTTCACCAGCACATTTCCTTGGCAAATAATCCGCAAGACGACTATCATCTGCACTGAGATTTCATAGCTAGGTAGCTATAAGGTTTCAAGTGTGCGATTTCATTGCCTCTACAGGTTTCGACTTGTAGGGGCTTTTTTTATCTCATCACTTTAACTATATGTTTTCCGAATCGATATCTCTACGGAATATCCAATGCTATCCAATAGATGCATTAAAACTCCAATTGGTTTTGTAACTCCAGGAACAGTGCCTCCTTTTAAACGCACCTCCTTTTCCGAAATATCATCCAAATCCATATAAAACAACAACTGATCTAAAAGCTTCATCCGCAAGTTTTGCTCATAATCAATTCGAATTTGTTTCAATTCACTTCTTCTATTATGTGCCATAATCCCTCCAAGCAAAAAGAATATCCTACACAAAAAAAGACATTTATTCCACAATCTCTTAAGAAGAAGAATATCTATATATCCTCTTTCTCTTCTTCATAGTACTCTGTGGGAATGTCAATAACCCCTCTTTTTCCAGTTCTAAATTAACTCACAACTGAAAATCCAGTGTTCATAATTTGTCAATAGTCAGTGTATAACTCGGCACTTGTAAACAAAACCCCTCCGATAAACAAAACCATCAACAAAGTTATGAACAGCTGCTACACTGGTACAATTGCTACAGGTGAGTTTGTATCATACTAAGGCTTAAGGATTTGGGTAGATGAAGAAGCGTAAAGCAGAAAAGGTAAGTGTGAAAGGGAGAAAAATTAATCTGGAATTGGAAAAATTTTTGATGGGGTTGTGTAATGATATATATCCACCCACATGGGGGCCATACCCCCTTCGCTGCCTAGCAAATTCAATCTTTAATTAACATTGAATCGCATAGGTCAAGCGAGGTAGGCATAATTAACTATTATGAGCTATTCATTCTCCTGAGCATCTGTGCGTGCTTTTGTTGATGCGTAGGATACGACATTCACATTTACGCTTCCTTTATGCTCCGCTTCTAAATCGATCTTCTCTCTCCATCCGTACCGATTCGCCATGTTGTAATACCATGACCTGCTATTACCTAAGCATTCCCCGGTTGATTGCTTGCGTCCGATCATCTCCCAACCTTCACGTCCTTTACGCATCGCTTCTTGCAATTCTTCCTCAATAAACTCCTCTGGATACTCTTTGCACCACTTCCTAATCGTCGTATCACTTAACAACCCAAAGCACTCTAAACTCAGTCCCATCTCCAAATGCTTGCAAAGCTCTCCGAAAATCTTCTCCCTTTCCTCTTTGCTTCTTTCTCCTAAATTGCGTCTTTCCTTCCCGCTAACCTTCTTCATTCCCATACGTCACAACCTTGTTAAATGATTCTTTTAATGGTTGTTCTCACGCTATCCTGAATTGAATTTATGCGCAAGCTGAAACAAATAGCTTCCTACAAATCTACTTTTCTACTACACTATTTCCCATGAATAAGCGCTGCTTTATTTGAAGTGGCAAAACCCACAAAACCAAGGAAGTTACCAATGAAGACAACAAAGCAAGAAGTACAAGGTATGTTCAATCGTTTCGTAAAAGCTATGCAACGAGCTGGCAAAGTAGGAGATGACAAATGGGTGCTAGATTACGTGAGCCACTACGGTGGCTACGTGATTGAGATATACAATGCGCAAGGACAATTACAATCCTCTCCTTTTGGCTACGTAAGAAGAAGCGCAAGAGAAATGTGTCTGAGTCTTTGCATGGCAACTAGCACACTAGAGCTATTGAAGTCACAATGAATGAAACTGAATTCCTGCACACTATGAATGCGCTACGTATGAAACACAACGAAGGCACCTTCTTAGGTGAAGTGAACTCCCGCTTTGTATACGTGCAATTCAAAGCTACGAAGAACATACATTTACAAATAGAAGATACCTGCTCAATTGGCGCAGATAATCTAACAATTGAAGAATGGCAACAAGAACTCAAGCAACTAATAGAAGGAAACAAAGATGACACTACAACAATCACTCACTGAGCCTTTTATCACATCATCCCCTACGCACGCAGGTTATTACCTCGTGTGGGTGTACCAAGACAAATGGAGAAGCACAGGCCCATTGAATAGCTACGATGCGGAAAGAGTCCTGCATGCAGAGCAACAAAAGTACTGGCAATCACAACAATAAAGGAGAAGTCCAATGAAAAGCACACAAGCACAAGTCGCTTCTTTAATTCGCAAAGAACTAAAGCAAGCATTTCCCACTATAACCTTCAAAATAAAAAGCAGCTCATTTGCTGGCGGAAATTCCGTAGATATTACCTGGGAAAATGGCCCTACACGAGATGAAGTTGATACAATTGTAAGCAAATACGAATATAGCTCTTTTGATCCAATGCATGATTTCTGCGAAATTACCAATCATCGTGATGATATCCCACAAGTGAAGTTTGTGCAAACCCAGCGCTATCTTTCTGATGACTTAATGAATGCTCTATGGGAGCACCTTCGCAAGATTCGTGGCGAATGGGAAAACCTCTCTCATATGAATGAAGGCTACAACTCAGGCGGATACATATGCTATCCTTGCGCTGAAATATATAGAATGATCTGTAATAAAAACCTAACTAACTTAACCTTAGAGGACATAATCAATGAAGAAAGGAATAAAACAGCTTAGCCTAGACATACCAACTCAGCTACATTCAGCGCTGAAAAAGCTAGCTATTGATCGCAAGTGTTCAATGACTACCATTGTAACTGAATTGATTAAAAACATAACACGCAAAGAGCCAAAGAATGAATCCACAAATGAATGAAACCCTCGAAGCTTTCGTTTCGCATCTTTACATCAAAGCTTCTCCTCAAACCGTCGCTGCGTATCAATATGACGTAGCGAAGTTCATGGAATATCTCACGGATATAAAGATCAAACGCATCGCTTCTATAAAAACCGATCATATCACCATTTACCTTGGAAGATGCAAGAAAGGCGGTAAGAGCGATTCTTCCATTAAGCGCTACTACCACTCAATCTACGCCTTTTGTCGCTTCCTGCGTCAAAGAAAGCTGCTTGCTATCGATCTTAGCGAAGTACCGAAGCCAAGAGCCAAGATCGTTGCTCCTCGCATTCCTTCGATGGAGGAAATTGCTTTGCTTCTTGAGAAACCAAATGTAGCTACAGAAGCAGGGCTTCGCGATAGAGCAATCCTTGAGCTGCTATACTCCTCTGGATTGCGTGCCTCAGAGCTATGCGATTTACAGCTAGAAGACTTTGCCGAAGGTATCATACACGTGAAGTGCGGAAAGGGCAACAAAGCCCGCTCCGTTCCCTTGACTGATGAAGCGCAACACTGGATCAATCGCTACATTACAGAACGCAGAGGTTTGGAAGAAGGTCCACTGTTCTGTACGTTGCTAGGTAAGCCCATTCAAAGAAGGCTTCTCTGCACAATCGTTACGGAGTATGCAGCAAAAGCAGGGCTTCAAGGTGTGACACCTCATACGCTACGCCATACTTGCGCAACTCACTTGCTAGATCACGGCGCAGACCTTCGCATGATTCAAGAGGTACTTGGCCACACATCGATCACCAGCACACAAAGGTATACTCATCTTTCGAAGCACAAAGTTCAATTGATGTTTAAACAATTTCATCCTAGAGCTGGTAATGTACAAGACGCACTTAACATATGAAGAACGAGTAATAATCCAGAAGCTATTGAAATTAAATGCTTCATGCTGTGAAATCGCAAAACAATTGAATCGCGGTACAAATACCATCGTCGTTGAAGTGTGCAAGAACGGAGGAAGACTGGAATATAATGCTGAAAAAGCACAAGTACAAGCTCAGTATAATATGATATTGGCCAATGAAAAACGCAGCGCACATAATATAAACCAGGAATGGAATCCATATAAAGCGCTGGAATCTCGTATTGTAAGCTTAGAAATGATTATAGAGATTTTAACACAACAAATTGAGGAAATAAATGGTAGAATCAACAACAAATTATGAAATATTTGTTTTTAGAAATGATAATCGCGAAAAACTTAATGAAGATCATATCAGAAGAGTTCAAGCATCAATAGAAATGAAGAACTTGCTTCATCTAAGACCTATCACAGTTAATTCTAAAATGGAAGTGCTCGACGGACAACATAGATTGCTCGCAGCAAAGAAGTTAGGAGTACCTATTTTCTATGAGATAAAGCCAGAATTAGACCTTTCCGATATTATTATATTAAACACAAATAAACAATGGAATCTTAACGATTTTCAAAACTTCTTTGTAAAGAATGGTTATGTTGAATATTGTAAATTACAAGAATTTATAAATAAAAATACCTTACCTGTAAGTGTAGCATTATACTTAACTGGTGTTTCAACTCACTCGCAAATATCTGCTTATAAACGCGGTGAATATATCTTTGATATAGAAAATTGCCACGAATATTTACAGACATGCCAAGAGATTTTAGATTATATCATACGCATGAATGGCAAAAATAGCTATCAACAATCGATTAAATTCTGGCGTGCGCTCATTACTCTGGTATCCCATGTTTCATTTGATAAAGACAAATGGATGAATAACTTACGCAAGATGATTGATAAGATTGGACCACGCGTCAATATGAAGCAATACTTAGCTGTATTCATGGATATCTACAATTGGAGAAATTCCCAACGCATCAATCTTCTCTCGGACTCTGAGCTAGTTTACTAGATGCTTTTCAATCCATAGATCATAATAAGCGGTTTTGCATTCACACTTGATACAGAATCGCTTAGCTCTCTCAAATGTATAAAACACGCCTAGCACCTGATCATGTTCATTCTCATCAATCCCTAGCACAACATACACTTCTTCTTCACTGATCGGAATAATCATTGGTTCTGAAGCTCCCATTCCATATCCTCTCGCAGCTCAATGATTTGCTGAAGGACTTCTTTGATCTGCTCTCTTTTTTCACTGAAACTAGAATAGTTCTGTAGGTTCACATAATCCATAAGTGTTTCACATATGTATACATAAGACAAAAGCGTTTGATCTAAATTAGGCAGCGTCATGATCCTCAATCGTTAAATTATCCTGAATAAAAGCCAATATAGAAGCGTAGTCGGGTACGCCCGCTTCCAATTCTTTGATGTAAATATCAACACATCCCACCGTGCAAGCTGTTGTTGTTTTGCTTCTTAACATCCATACGATGCGTGAATCATCGTCCCAAAGAATACCGTTCAAAGCATCATTTATGAACTTCTCCATGTTATCCCCATCAGGTCGATTCACATGCGGGAAACGATGAAACTTTTTCCTCTTACCATATTTATACAATGCAGGTAAAGGCATTTGGAAATGAAGAATCACCATCAAAGGTCCTTTAAATAGAGGCAATTCCTGATCCTTCAACGCTTCTTTTACATAGGCGCTAAACGCTGACATCCCCTTGCAACTCGGATTGTAGTAGCCCTTCCTTCCCAACCTCACTGAGGCTTTCGCCTGCGGAGTTAACGGAATTGATATCTTGAATATATTCATCCCAACTCATGAATTTAAATACTGTTCTCGGTTTGTCACTATAGTACTTCTCCATATCCAACTTCACAATCTGCCGATAGCAATTGAAAAGCACAGATCGTACCATTTCAAGAAACGACAACCCATAGTCGCAAAGCTCAAACTGATCGACTGCTGGCGTCTCTTCCTTTGCTAGCTTCTTCTTGCTGATCTTCTCTGTACGTGGAGAAACATAGAAGCGAATCAAAAGCACTACCGGCGTCGTGATCCTGTAGTGCGTCTTGAATATCGATTTCATCATAGAGCGCCATTGCATGTTTCGTATAACCTGCAATGAATGGTGCCTTTTCCCAATGTCGTATTTGATGGAGAAGATAAGAGGCTCACCCGGAATCGTCATTTCCTTTTGGTATTGCTTCTTACCTCCAAGTATCAACTGTCTATATTGCTTCCGGTTCACACTCTTCTACGCTTTCGATTATTTCATCTGCTATTTGTTCAGTTAGCTCTATCAATTTATCTATTAATCGCTCTTTCGCTTCTTTCTCTGCCACATCAAGCGCATACTCGCAGAGAGTCAGCCACGAATCAAAGACGACTTTACCAGTTAAAGGATGGGTCGTCCGGAACATTGCCCTTACTTCCATTTGTGTGCTCCTTTTCAATTGCTTCTAATGCTGCGACTTTTAACCTTTCGAAGTACTCCTTATCAGGATACGACACCAATGGAATAAACTCTGGCTTCTCTGTTCCTTTGTATGTAACCTCTTTGTGAGGAAACGACATCCAACGGTTCTCCCCTTGATTGAAGTAGCGACAGTCTAGCGTCTTTCTTCCCTTCGGATAGTCTTCATTGTACTCAATCAAAGTAAAGAAGCCTTTGAGCGCTCCTTTATCCATTGGACGAAACTGTGTCACTTCTACTTCTGTTTTGCTATTAGCAATTCTATATCGCATTCTTTATCTCCATTTGTATTTTCTTTATTTGTGGCAAAGCAAAGAAATATAGACAATTCGCTGCTTGCTTCGTTGTGTTCTCTCCTGTCCAATCCTTTGCTAGTAACATCTTTAACACTACATCAATCAAATCATAGAGCTTCGTCAACTCATCGATGATTCCCACGGGCACTGCTGCTTTTTCCGTAATCGCTTGACACTTAGCGTGCCAGTCATTCACTTCTTCTCTCCAATTCATTTGCTCCTCGTATCTAAATATCCGTCCCATAAAGGTTGGTAATACAAATAAGTACTCCCTTCGATTCCAAACATTCGGTTCTTCGCTATCGTTACTTTCACCTTCGAAGGATCTGCGCCCTTTTCCGTGCGGGAACATCTATGCAAGATGATCACGTTATCTGCGTATTGCTTCAGCGATGAAGAGCCCTTCAGTGAATGTATCCCTACTTCCTCTTGTGCTGTGCTAACTTGTCTCGGATGGCAAATCAAAAGAAAGTGCATCGATAGAGAAAAAGCTAGCTCATGAAGCTTCTTCACTGTTTCATCAATTGCTTCGTGAATCTTTTCCCTCTTGCTATTGACTAAGTAATCGAGGTGATCAAGCATGACAATAGCGATTCCCTTTTCCTTCGCAATCTTCAATTGTTCTGCTAGCTCATCTAAGGAAATGCCAATTGTGTTGGGATTGATATAGATAGGATATCTTGCGCACCATTCATTGAACTGTTCATTCTCATGCTCCGAGAAGTTATGCAGCTTCATAGGTCTACGCAATACAATCGATGCAACTTTACGCATGATGATTTCAGGCTTCATCTCCCAGGAATTAATCCATACAGGGATCTGCTGCATAGCGCAATTCACCATCAATTGAGTGCAGAAAGTAGTTTTTCCGACGCCAGTATCTGCAGTGATGATAGTAAGCTCACCCATGCGTAGTCCCTTCAGATACTCATCGATGCATTTCCACCCAGAGGTGTAGCCTGGATTGATCTCCTTGCGATAGTGAATCGGCAATTCCCCTACAGGAACCAAACAATTCACAGGGACTAGCGACTGTTGATTTCTAGGATGTGCTCTCGGTTTCTCCATAGCTCCTTTAAATAAGCGGTGTAGCTGCTATCTAATACATTCGGTGCTTTCTGCTCCTTTGGCTGCGCATTACCAAGCCAATTGAGTATAAAAGCATAGGTGCCCTTGCGAGCTTTTCCCTTGGAAAGAAGCCATCCTTTCATTCGTGTTAACTCATTCTCCAAATCGAGGTGAGGATAAAGCTGCATTACCTGCTTCTTTATTTCCTCTGTAAGTCCTTCGAACTCTAAAGTCTCACGATTGAATTGAATTTTTTCTTTTGTCATAAATGTATTAACTGTTACAGTGCAGTTGCTTATTCATTGGAACTTCTTAGGGTGGAGGGTGAAATTCCCTCTATCTTTTTCTGTTCCGCACAGGACTTCTGCTCCGTCTAAAACACTCCCGAAGCAATTCATTATCTTCATACACAAAAGCAATCGCCTTGCGCATGAGTTCTACCGCAGCGACTCTTCTACCCCAATGCAGCGTTTCTAAAGCAGCAATGTCTTGAAGCTTGCGATACAAGCCCTCTTCAAGCTTCATGCTCACATCCACATCCTTTTTGTATAATCGCGGTCTTCCCATGCAATACCCTCTACTTTCATATAGTGTTAAGATTAAATATTGACAAGAAGCTTTCGCAAGTCTATGCAATAATTATCAGACACGGAGGGAATATGACAACAAAAGCTGCGTGGGATGAAATAAGAGAAGCGATGTTCGTAGTGTTTAAATTCTGGCTAATTAGCATCTTAATAATGTCAGCGATATTGCTCGGTGCTATTGCCTATTCCACTTGGGGGTAAATGTATCCAAGAGTCACTGAAATACTCAATCCATTCGCTCAATACCATTCCGTACCAAAGTTAATACTAAATAAAGCAGCAGCTAAAGGAACCAAAGTCCATGCTCTATGCGCAGCGATTGCCAAAGGCGCATGGCTTCCTGAGTCTATGATAGATGAAGAGCTCCAAGGATATATCAGATCATTTGAAGCCTGGGCAACTGAGGTTCAGGAGTTTACTATCATTGAGCAGCGCTACCAACACGATGAGATGAAATACACAGGGCAGCTAGATTTCGTTGTGAAGCTTCATGACGATGAATCATACCTGGTGGATCTAAAGACATCTTCGAAACCACAGAAGACATATCCCGTGCAGATGGCTGCTTATCATGCTCTTCTTTCCAAGCATGGCATCGAAGTTAAAGGCGCGCTTCTTGTGTATCTAGACAAAGAAGGAGCCTATCCCGATATCCATCATATCAACGACTTTACCAACGAATTCAACACCTTCACAGCAGCTCTCACCTGCTGGAACTATTTCAACGGAGAAAAGAATGCAAGAAGCTAAGAACATACACCAACGAATCAATGCCATCATGGCAGACATAGACTACATCCAAAAGGGACAGAAAACCGTCAATGGTCAATACCGCTTCGTCTCACATGATCAAGTCACCGCAGCGCTACATCCTCTTCTAGTGAAGCATGGAGTAAACGCAATTCCTTCAATAGAAGCTATAGTACAAGAAGGCAACCGCACATCGGTAAATATTCTTGTGTCATTCGTGAATATCGATTGTCCAAGCGATAACTTCACTGTTAGATTCCCTGGCTACGGAATTGACGCAGCAGATAAAGGCCCAGGCAAAGCCGTGTCCTACGCGTTTAAATACGCCATGCTGAAGACATTTAACCTTGAGACGGGGGATGATCCAGATGAAGATCAAAATGCGCGCTATGAGCCTGAAAAGTGCCTAGATTTCGATCTTATGTTGCCAGAGCATTTAACCCCTGCAGATAAGAAGAAACTTGCTGCTTTTCTTGAGTACTCAGCCGAAGCGAGTGGGAAACATGTAGAGGATGTGAAGCGTAAGGCATGTGAAAGGATGGCGCAATTCATGACAGCATTCAATAATTGGGAGAAGAAGAAATGAAATTATTTCACGCGACAGATGGATTTGTGAATTTAAATTGTATGCGATCGATTAAAATTGAACAATATTTAGATGGTTGGAGACTTGAGCTTATATTGGTTGATAATAGCGTGCATATCTCTAATATGAAATGGGATGGCGAACTTGAAGCGGAGCAATATCTTCGTGCGTTATTCCCGCAAATGTAAAGCGGCTTTACATGTAGGGGTTTTTGCCCCTACTTCTTCGATTTGCCTGCTTTACTTAATGCTATGGCAACTGCTTGCTTCTGAGGTTTTCCTGCTTCCATCTCTGTTTTGATGTTGGAAGAGATAACCTTCTTGCTTTTTCCCTTCTTCAATGGCATAATTGCTCCTTTAATTGTAGGTGACACATGACTGCTCCAGTTAATAAGAAATTCATTAAAGAATTCAGTCCTAAGATTAGCAATACACAAAAATTCAAATCCTGGCTAGGAAGAACATTCTGCTGCCCTCCTAGCAATCGTGTAGTGCGCAGCCCGGCTATGCTTGATGTACGCGAAGTGATTAATCCGTTGAAGAGATAATTAATCTAGCGCTAAAAGAATCCTCTTCGCTGCTATGACATGTCCCACATCATTTAAGTGAAAGCCATCGACTGTAAAGGGAATCACAAACGAATCAAGATAAGGAAAAAGCGTTACGTCGCATTCCTTCAACTCATCGTACATTAGCTCCCATTTCAGCTCTTCTTCAATCGCATCGAATTTAAAATGCAAATCAATCGCATTTACAACACCGATATAGATCTTCACTTTCTTATCACGCAGAGACTTAATCGCCTTCATCAATTGAGTAAACACTTCTTGCTGCGGGTAAACGCAGATGTCATTGATTCCAAGCGTGATCACCACTTTGTCGAAGGAAGAATGCTTCGCAAGACGATCATTGATATTGTAGAGGAAAGATCCTCCGATGGCATCATTAATTACTTCTTCATGAAGCACTTGCTGTAAATGATATGGAAATGGGTACTTTGCGAAGGCATCAGTTGAATTGCTGTCACCCACTAACAGAAGAGTGGCATGACAGCTAGCGCTTATAGCAATGAATATTAGGCTTTTAAACAAGGGTAATAGCATGATATTTCAAGTCCTCCTAAGAATGCTGCTGTTAGGAGCGAGTTTGGCAGAATTCCATTTGCTGTGTCATTAACAAATTGAGGCGCGCAAAAATTATTACCATTTGTGATAACAGACATCAAAATGCTTTGTGATGATGGACCTGCTGTTAATCTTCCTGAGCCACAATAGTTTGGTGTAGTAGCGAGTTTAAAAGGAATCACCAATTGAGCTTGAACAGCTCCAGTTCCATCTGTGCTAGGATCTCCTATGATGTAGTATGTAAGCCAGCACATTCCATCTTTCGTGCTACGATACTGATAGCCATAGTTCGACGCAGTAGTCCATGCAGGAGCAGTTCCGCCGTTTGGTTGCCAGTGTGAATTGGTAGCAGCACCTAGAATCGCAGGTGGCATTGTCCATAGCACATCGTCTTGGAAGTTGCCAATTCCGTCGCGTGTATTCAATGCTGATACTGTCCAAGCAGAACCCGTAGCAAGAGTCATACGAAATGTGCCTAGAATTTTACATGGGTTATTGTCATAATCCGTAACGGTGGGGTTTCCTAGCGCGAAGAATGAAAAGCCATTGTCTGCAATAGCGGAGCCAGTCTTTCCAATGTTAGATGAATTGGGCGAAAGCGTCATTCCTCCAGTGCGGGAGATCATGAAGGAAACAGCATTCTCTGCGTCGTTAATCACTGCATAGATGAAGAATGGCACATCAAATGAAGATACATCTGTAGTTCCCCACCCGAATTGGTTTCCTGTGATAGTGCTAGATCCTGAAGCATCGACGAAGGTTTGATTCGCTGTTACGGGAATCTTTACCATTCGTCCTGCTGTTTTGCTAGGTAGCGTTACATAGCCAGGATTAGAAGCGCTTAATGCACTGCCATTTGCTCCTTGTATGGAAAAGGTGCCTCCGGAAAGCCCGATACCAATATTCTCTGCGAAATCAGGATGGTAGAAGGTAAGCACATTTCTCTGGAGAGTTCCAGATGAAAGCTCGAAATCTGTATTGCTTGCGTTAACTGAATTGTTAAATGCCATATGACCTATACGATTGTTAAGTTACCAACAGTAGCTCTAGTAATCCATTCGTTGTTTGCCACTACACAAGTGAAGGTGATGGCATCGTAACGGTTAGTTGAAGCAATTGAACCACCCACTCCCGTTGTAGTTGCCACTGCTCCGACGTGGATAAGCTGCGAAGCATTCTGTGCAATTGTCCATCCTCCTGCTCCTAAGCCAGATACTACAATTGTATCTCCAACTGCTGCACTGCTAGGAAGTGTCAGCGTTACGAGAGAGCCATTGTTTACTGTGTAGCCAGTATTTACTGCCATCGCTTGGGTTGTGCCTGATACTACTACCCATGTAAGGCCGCCCCCTGTAACCGCAATTGTAGTGTTTCCTGCAGTTCCATCTGCATTGGTTAAGGAGATACCAGTTCCTGCTTGAAAAGTTCTTCCGCTGAAAGTCCCTGTACCATTGTAAACTACATATCCTGCTGCGCTTTGATTGATTGCGTTATTTGTAGCCATCTTTCCCCTACACTACTGTAATGTTTCCGATTGAACTCATGACATTCCACTTGAGATTTGCTGTCTGGCAGCGAAGGCGAATCGTATCACCTTGCGCAGTAGAAGCGAGTGAGCCACCGACTCCAACTGTAGTGGCTTGGTTCCCTATGCGGATGGATTGTCCCGCAGCTTGTGTGATTGTGAAGCTAGTAGCGCCATCTAGCGTCAATTCAATCTCATCTCCAATTGATGAAGTTGTGGGAAGCGCAAGAGAAAGCGCGCCTCCCGGAGAGATTAGAAAGTAGCCATGGTTGATAGCTAGCGTTTGATTGGCAGAGATCGTTGCCCACTCCAATGATTTCACAAGGATAGTGTTCCCTGATGCAGTGGTCCATGCTCCTTCAGCGCCTAATACATTCAATATATTAGCTGCTGGAACTGCACTGCCACTATTGGTTACATACTCAGTAGCAACAACTGGAGGTGGAGGACTTGATCTTGTGCTTATTACACCTGATTGACTCATTAAACCCCCCTTGCGTAAACGCCTTCAACCCAGACATCGCCGCTAGTTGGCGCACTTCCGTTGTATTTCACATAGAATTGCGATCCGATTTGCATTACGAATCCATCCGTGTCTCCCACATTAGGAGAGTTAGTGGAGCAGTCATACAAAACGAAGCTTCCTGCAGGAAGTATGAGATTATCAGTAGTTCCATCTAATGAGATTAACAAATCCGCATCGGTGTTATTCACTACACGAACCATTCTGAACTTAACAGTTAATGCTGAGCCAAGAGTGGTGTATGATCCTGTAATGGAACCGAATGCTTTAGTGCGTAGAGCATCGAATCGTACAACTGCCATTGATTTGCTCCTATACTAAAAGCCCGTAATTGCGTAAGCCAGTGATGACACCAGATAAAGCTAGCGCCAATTGATAGATGTCATTACGAATCGCAGCAGCGTCGTTTGCGTACACTGTCAAATCAGTATAGTTAGCTATGGTGCCAGTAACTCCGCCAGCTGTGACGTTGTTAGTAAGCGCGCCTTGCGATTGTTTTACCGCAGCAGTTTGCCCGAAGAACCCAAGCGTAGCAGTTGATCCGCAAATGTTTACCGCATGGACAGCAGCGCCTGTTCCGATGTTTGCCACACCTGCACGGGTTCCGCCTAATAGATTGAATGTCTGTGTACCAGCCGTAGCATTGCCTGATAAAACACTAACTGTTGCGTTAGCAGCATTTGCTCCGTTAGCTATCTGTACCGTTAAAGCGCCAGAGTTCGCAGCGTTACCAATTGCTACAGCAGT